ATTAACCGAATTATCTATCCGTTTGGTGGTGTTGAAACCTGTTTAGAGATAGGATGCGGCGGAGGTGTATTTACTAAAGAATTATCGCATACTTTCAGTAAGGTTATCGGTATTGATGTTATTCCCCTACATGCCGGAGTGATATACCATAATTTAGAATACAAGGAATTAGATAACCAAGACTATAAATGCACAGGTGTAGATGATAACTCAATCGACCTTGTATTCAGTTACGGAGTATTCTGCCATTTCTCAAATGATGCCATCAAAGAGTATCTGCAATCTATTTACAGAGTGATGAAGAAGGGCGGTGATTGTGTGATAATGATTAGTAACTTTGATAAACTGAAAGCAGAGTTCCCCGACTTCGATGATTGGAGCAAATACAAGTTAGGGGATAGAATGTTAATCGGGCATTTTTACCAAGATGATAGAACGGTGGATATTATGAAAGATAAATTCAAAATTGTTAGCCGTAATTTAACACCCGACCACAGGGATATAGTGGTACATCTAAAGAAATAATAATGGGCTACACTCACGAAACAACAAAACTAATAGACCCCTACCTGCCTTTCATTCAATCGGTGGTAGATTTAGGAGCGCAAAACGATTACAGGGTGCCATTACCCGCCCCATACACTAAAGACAGTTACTATGCAGGCAAAGAATACGAAGCCATTGACATATCGGGTGAGAACGGCTCAACCCCGTTGGACTTGTCCGTACTTCACAAGTTCAGCAAGCAGTTTGATTTATTGGTGGATGCCGGCACAAGTGAACACGTTGGCACCAATGGGAAGCATGACATCAAGGCCATATACAACTGTTGGAAAAATAAACACAACCTCGTTAAACTCGGAGGTTATATCATCTCCGAAAACCCCAAAACAGGCAACTGGCCCGGACATGGATTCAACTACTACACCGAAGCGTTCTATCGTAATCTGGCTGCAATCTGCGGCTATAACCTTATCAATGTTGGTAGCGTTGCTGCTATGGGCAATACTACTGATGGGTGGAATGTTTACGCAACTTTACAAAAGACTAAAGAAGAGTTTTGTACGTTAACTGAATTTAAGACCTGTGGAATTAAAACAGATTAGAGCAACCCCCGTATTCTACGAAAACGTAGCAGCATACAAAAGCGATGCCCCGATAATTTGTAACGAGGGCGGCTCACGTAGTAGCAAGTCCTATAGCATAGTACAACTTCTTATCTCAATCGCAGCCGATAAGAATGCTAAAAACATCCGCATCTCTATTGTATCGCACTCCCTACCACACATCAAACGTGGGGCATACAGGGATTTCAAAACAATCATGGAAGAGTGGCACCTATGGGATGACAAGAAATTCAGCTACACCGATTTTATCTACCGATTTGATAATGGAAGCTACATCGAACTATTTGGACTTGAAGATGAGGGCAAAGCAAGGGGGCCGGGCAGAGATATACTATTTGTAAACGAAGCGAACCTAATCCGTAAGGCGTTATTTGACCAACTGGCAATGCGTACAACGGGTAAGATATTTCTCGACTGGAATCCTGCGGACTTCGTTTCATGGGTGTACGAAGTATCAGACAACCCGATTAACAAACGCATACATTCAACCTATCTTAATAACCTCGGCAACCTTTCGCAAATTCAGATAGACACGATTGAAAGCTACAAACTACTACCGGATGATTTCATGTGGAAAGTTTACGGACTCGGTCAGCGTGGCGCTGCGAAGGAGATTATTTATACCCAATGGCAAATTACAGATGAGTTACCGGAGGGCGGCGATATATTCTATGGATTAGACTTCGGATACGTTCACCCTTTGGCGCTTGTCAAGGTATGCCATTACCAGGGGGCGAATTATGTAAAGCAACTCATTTACAAATCCGGATTAACCCCATCTGAAATTAGCAGGGAAGTAAAAGACCATATCAGCGACCGCAAGCCCGTGTACTGCGATGCAGCCGAACCGAAAAGCATTGAGGAACTTTACAGGGGCGGTATCAATGCACAAACTGCAAACAAGGAAGTATGGGCAGGGATATTGAAAGTGAAATCATACCCGTTATTCGTGCATAAGGATAGTAAGGACATCATTCGTGAACTGCAATCGTACAAATGGCGCAAGGATAAAAACGATAATGTAATTGATGAGCCTGTGAAAGAATCAGATGATGCCCTTGATGCAATGCGCTATGCCATATTCACCCACCTACATAAGCCAGCGTTCAAGGTGGCGGTATGGTAAGGGTTTTCGGTGTAATTTTGTATAAATCTTTTAAATATGGGTTTATTCGATTTTCTTAATCGTAAGGCGGCACCCGCTAAGATGCCTGTGCAAATGTCGGTTGAACGTGGACTACTAACGTGGGATGGGCAAAACCAAGCAGAGATAGTTAGGGATAGTTACATAGGCAATGATTTAGTGTATGCCATCATTACGCTGATAACCCAAAAAGCAAAGGTTGCGCCCTGGTTTGTGTACCGTGTAAAGAATAAAGCAGCGCAGAAGCGCTACATGGCTAAGATGCAGCAACCGGATGCGATTACCGACTATGCCAAACTGAAGGAACTGAAAGAAGAAGCCTTTGAAATATACGAAGGTGATAGCCGACTGAATGAATTACTGAAATACCCGAATAGTGAAGATACATGGAGCGATATTATAGAGCAATGGGTTGGCTTTAAGAAGATAACAGGTAACGCTTTCATGTATGCAAAGCAGGTAGGTGAGGAATCAGTAAACAGGGGCAAGCCGTTAGAACTTTACATGCTGCCATCGCAATACATGGCAATCAAAGTAGATATTGAGCAGTTCCCGCCAAAGAAGGTAGCCTATCAGTTGTACTATGGGCAGTATATCCCTTTCAATACAATAGAGATTCTGCATGATAAATATTTTAACCCCGAATGGAATGCGACTGGAGGGCAGTTGTACGGATTATCACCGCTTAGGGCAGCATCTAAGGTACTGACACGTTCAAATGCAAGCAAGGAGGCATCCGTTGCTATGTTCGATAATATGGGGCCGTTAGGGGTGTTATACATGGATGACCAACGCTTTGACCCGCTATCGGGTAGCGAACAAGCACAGGCACTCAAGATGCAAATATCAGCCAACACAGGTTCACATAAGCACGGCAGCGCAGCCGTGAGCGGTTACAAAGTAGGATGGGCGCAGATAGGGTTACCTGCAAAGGACTTGCAACTTATTGAAGCGGAAAAGTGGGATAAAGAGGCCCTATGCTCAATATACGGTGTACCTCCGGTGTTACTGGGTAATACCGATGCTGCCACGTACAACAACATGAAGGAAGCAGAGAAATCACTAACCATTCGGGCGGTGTTACCCGAACTAACTGCTATCAGAGATAACATCAACCGAAAGATGCAGACCGATTGGGGGTATAAGGGTAGCGATATATTCGTGGACTTTGACATGAGCATCTACTCCGAACTCGAAGCGAACAGAGCAGAGCAATCTACCTGGCTCAATACTGCATGGTGGTTAACACCGGAGCAAAAATTAAAGATACAGGGGCTTGCACCCGATCCGAATGTACCTATTGAAGATTATCAAAAGTTGTACGTGCCATCCGGACTTACTCCGATAGATGATTTCACTAACCTGCCTTTGAATGTACCGCCAACTTTATAACGCATATCGCAAACGATACAGGGTACTTATCAAGCGTGAGTTGGATAAGCAGACCAAGCAAATACTTAATGGCGAGCAGCCAAGTAAGGAAGGGCTAAAAAATACACTACGTAATTTGCAACAGGGGGCAAGCAAGGCAATGGCAAAGCACTCATACACCAAAATACGCAAGTCGGCAGGTGTAAAGGATTCCATGACACCTGAACAGAAATGGGCAGACATCATGAGAATACTAATAGAGAAATCATTAGAAAAACTTGTTGATGACATTACAGAAACAACAAAGGAAAAAGTAAGGCAAGCACTAATAAAGGGAGTACAGGAGAATTGGGATTTACGAAAGATTATTCAAGAGATAGAGAAAGCAGGGGTAAACGCATATCGTGCAGAATTAATTGCACGTACCGAAACTACTAAAGCAGCTAATCAAGGTTCATTACTTGGGGCAGTATCAACCGGATTGCAATCTGTTAAAGAATGGATAGCAATATTAGATGATAGAACACGTAGAACCCCTCGTGATATGTTTGACCATTTTACTATGGATGGTAAGCAAGTGCCGATTGATGAATTGTTTACCGTTACCGGAAGTGAATCTACTGCATCAATGGAATACCCCGGAGATCCAAGCGGAGGGTTAGGTAATATTTGTAATTGCAGGTGTACAATAGGATTCGAGGCATTAAGAGATGCAAACGATAAACCGATACCAATACAAGGTGGATTACGTGGCGCAGCCGGGGAGATGTGGAACCTATGGAATAACCCCGTATTTTTGCAAGTAAACAGAGGAGTATATGAAGCATTACCAGGTTAAAGATATTAGCAACGGCATCGAGGATATGGATATTCGTTCACGTAACGTGAAAACGGTATGGGCTATGTGTGGCAATGTTGATTTAGATAACGATGTGATTGTACCGGAAGCATTTACAAAGACTATACAGGAACGTGGGCCGCTTGGTAAGAATCTAATATGGTCTTTAGTTGACCATAAGAGTTCAATGAAGTACGCACTTGGTAAGCCGAAAGAATTATACGTGGAAGGGAATGCACTTATTGCCGTTACTGAAATTATAGAAACGGAAATGGGTGAAGATATGCTGAAACTTTATGAGGCTAATCTAATCAATCAGCACTCAATCGGTTTTAGTACTATCAAATCCGAAATGGATAATTCTACAGGCATCCGCACAATCAAAGAATTGATGCTCTATGAAGGTAGTGCCGTTTTATGGGCAGCCAACCCCGAAACACCTACATTAGCAATGTATAAAGGAATGGAGCAAGCAGAGGTGCAGGAAACGCTCAATGGCAGATTAGAAAAGCTACTCAAAGCGTTCAAGCATGGCACATTTACAGATGAAACTTTCTCTTTATTAGAGATAGAAATAAAACAAATACAGAAAGCAATTTCAGACATTACCACTCAACCCGCAGCGAAAGCAGTCGAGCCGGATACGAATGCAATAGTATTTGAAGCACTCAAACAATTTAATCACTCGTTAAAATCATTAAAATGACAAACGAACAAATCGCTGCGGAGGTAAAATCTATTGGAGATAATCTTACGCAAGTATTGGCAAATTCTGCCAATGCAAAAACTGATGCGGCTGATGCCAAATTAGTAGTTACCGAACTTAAAAGCAAATTAGATTCAGTAGTTACACCTGCTGACCTTGCCGAGTTCAAAGGA